CACCTCCACCTTGACCCCCCATCAATTTCTCTTTCACTATACTAGTAAGTTTATCTACCTTTTCTTTTAGATCAATTCCCTCCTTAGGTGGATCCACTTTAGAAACCTTACCACCACCAACTATTCTCTGAAGATGTGGCATTCCTGATACACTTTCTCCACCACCTCCAACCAAATCAAATGATTGACTCAATGGACCAGTATCCTCACTGGGTTTACGACGTCGCTGCTTGTGCAAATCCTGTATTGTAACTTTTTCTTGTCCACCAGCAGGTGCTATTAGACTATCTGTTCCTCCACTAAGTTCTGGAAGACCCAGGTCCATCCCAGGAGGTCCAAAAGAAGATATCCCATCAGCACCAGGTTCACCCTGTGCACCAACCATCCCACCTTCTGCAGCAGTTTGAACTGGGGGAGCCTCCTCTTGTACTGATATCTTCGGAATAGCAGGAAATTCAGGGATCTCTGGTATCTCGAACTTAGCAATAGGATCTTTAACCCCAGGTATTATAGAAAGAGCCTTGTTAGCCATATCAATTACAAATCCAATACCAAAATTAAGTCCCTTTATCAAAAGATTAAGTGGATTTCTAAAAGAATCCACTACAAGTTTTATTAACCAATTTAAGGCAGCAATAACACCATTAATTATTTTAAAAATAGGATCAAGAAATTCTTTGGGATTTGTTAATAACTTAAGAAGAGTTACAACAACTGTGCCCATTACAATATTCTTAATAAAATTCAATATCATATCAAAGAAACCCATAACAGGTTTCTTCACAGTATCCATCACTTTATTCTGTGGTTTAGCATCAGCCGATTCTAAAGCTGCCTCTCTTCCCGCTTTCTTTCCTTTCTCTGCAGATACTCTTCCTTTCTCTTTAGCTTTCTTATCTGTCTGATTACCTTTCTTCAGAGCATCCAACATACCTTGAAGATTACTTTCAATCTTAGATAATCCAGGAGTTAAAATACCTTTTAAATCCTCTACACTTTTTCTAACATCAGCCACCTCCTCCGATAAATCATCTCCACCTACAGTCTGATCTTTTTTATCAGCAGGTACAATATCACCTCCTGCAGGCGGTAAAAGTTTCTTAGGATCTATCTTCGTTCCAGATGGAGCCTTAGTGGTTGTAGCCTGAGTAGTTGTAGCCTTAGAAGTAGAATCCTTACGACCTACAAAATTATCAGCAACTTTTTTTCCAGTAGGTTTTGATTTTGGTTGTTCTTCTTCTTTAATACTTTTAACTCTTTTCCATTCCTCAGTTATTAACTCTGCGTTTGCACTATCTCCACCACCACCCATCCGTTGGGCAACCATCTTTTCCTTTAAAAGAGTCTTATAATCACTAACATTTAAATCACTAACATCATCTAATCCAAGCACCTCAATAATTTGGGGATCTACTTTCCCTAAAACTCCACTTTGTCCAGTTTTAGATGGCATTCTCCTGCGCTTTTTGCTTTTGTTCTTCTTCCTCTAGGTGTTGCTGTAATAAAGTAACATAGATATCTCTTTCCCAAGGAATAAGATTTTCAATCTCAGTTAATGAGTATTTATGGTACTGCATGAGGGCAAAATTCAGCTTAAAATAGCCTACTAGATCCATATGGATCATGCCTATGCGAAAAAAGACGATAACCCCTCCAATACCACCTCACTTTTAACTTTTGTATTGGGATTAGTAATCTTAAGCGTATGAGAAAGTTTAGGCATTGTCTCAAAGAAAGCCTCAATCTCTTTGAATTGTTTAGAATTCATTTGTTCTAAGAAATCCTTTATCTCTTTCTTAGTACAATCAGCAGCAGCCCAGACTTCTTCTTCACTATAAATTTTATCTATACAATGGCCAATAAGGTCAAATGATTTTTCCATATTATCTTCTTCACCAAAATCAAAATTACTATTAATAAATTCCTCCAAAGAAGGATACTTCATCTCCATCATTAGACTATCATCAAGTTGAATCTTATTATTATGTTCTTCATTACGTTTAATTTGAATATCATCCAAACTAATCTTTACAGGAACCTCAGTTTCACCATCATCAGGTGCAATAATATTAACTTCCACCTCCTCACCAACAGACTTACCTCTGATGTTAAGGAACAAATATTCAATATCAAAAGTAGGAAGTGCTTCTACTTTAACTCCTTTTGTAAGAACACAACTTTTTAAAACTTGTTTAATAGCTGTTGTAATCTGCTTGGTATCTTCACTTTCCAATGCAATTACAAGTAGCTTCTCTTCTTTAACAAGAAAAGGTCTATAATTGATTTGTTTTCCAGATGAAGGCAGTTCTAACGTATACGTTGGGGTAGCAATCTTTGGTAAAGGCATAATATCTTATGACAATTCAGTACGTTTATTTATCAACCAATATTAGAAGTTGTTCCAAACAAATCATTAGCACCTATTCCAATATTAGCTCCAAGTTGAGCCGCAAACTGAGCTTGGACAGCAGCAGATGTAGGTGTTTGAAAATTCAGAGTCTGTTGTTGCTGTGAAGTAGATGTTGTATTAGTAGATATTGTTTGTTTTTCTCTCACATAACGAATATAACTCATTGATACACTACATTGCAACAAATTAGATCCTTCATAAGATACAGGTATTGAAGTCACATTTTGTGGAAAAGCATCTACAAAAGTATAGTGTAAATAAGAGCCCACTGCATCCTTCTCAAACTTAGTTAAGAATATATTAGTCTTATAGGTAGTGGGGTAACTCATTCTATAAGTTGTATAAGGAGATTTCATTCTCGACTTACTACTCATATTAGTAATATAATCTATCCATCCATCAAAAAAATCAATTGCTCCATAATTACGATCAACATAAAAAGTTAAGTCCAAACTACTATCATACATTCTCCTATATGCCATCTTCTCAGATACACCAGCATAATCATTAGTCACTTCATGAGTTACCAAAGCATTTCCTGGAAGAGTAGCACTGCTACACATCAATTCCAAGTCATTTCCACGAGAACTATAACTATATCCCTGTCCACTTAAAAAACTAACAACATCGGAAGGAGGTTGAACCTTAACCATGTATATCGAAGTCTGAGCAATATTTAAAAGGTTACTCTTAACCTGTGCACTTGAGATTTTATTGGGCGCGTAACCAGGCATCTATAAATAATTTTAATTACTATTACTATGTAGGTAAGATGCCTCGTGATTCTAAGTATCATCAGGGATTGTTTCACCCAACTAATCCCAAAAAATACTTAGGAGATGTGAAAAATATAATCTATAGAAGTAGTTGGGAACTTAGATTTTTACAGTGGTGTGATAGTAATGAAAATATCATTGAATATGCTTCTGAAGAATTCTCTATTCCCTATCTCTCACCCCTAGATAATCGAAAACATCGTTATTATCCCGACTTTCTAATCAAAGTCAAAGAATCTGGGGGTGTAGTAAAAAAGTATGTCATTGAGGTAAAACCCAAAAGACAAACTCAAGAACCCAAAAAGAAATCAAGGGTTACCAAATCTTATATCCATGAATGTAAAACGTATGCCCTTAACCAAGCCAAATGGAAATATGCCACAGAATTCTGCAAAGATAACTCTTTAGAATTCAAAATCATAACTGAAGAACAACTATGGAACAAGAAGAGTACCTAGAAACCACAGAAAATAGATTAGAACATGTAGTCAGTGACATCATATCCATGACTGATCCTGAAGATATGATGCTCGCAGTAATGGAAACTCTTAATGATACTGTTGTAACTACTCCAGATGTTGGAAGATATTATACCTTTATATACGATCCTAAAACTCCTAGAATTCGTTATGATGAATTCCCCCTCATTGCTTGTGTGGGATTATTCAGATGGGGGTTTAGAGGAATCAATTATCATTGGCCAGGGTTTAGAAACTATGATTGGCAACAATCAATAGGTAATTTATATCAAGCTTATCCTCTTGAAATAAATGATTTACGTTCTATTCCTTATCAAAGATTTAGGATAAATAACTAACATAGACCGTTTGCATATCTAATGGCAATAGAAACTAGAACTAGAATATGGAACGGACTAGCGGTTTACGAAGCTATCAATACTTCGACAGGAGCCATCAATTTATATGGAACTGCCTCATCCCGAAGTACTGCAATAGCAGGAGGAACTGATGCTGTACTAGCTTCCTCTACCCCAAGCAGTACTAATCCTGGACGTAATTGGACTATAGATGATGCAACCACATTTAGACGTCTATACAATAATAGAAGAGGAGCAGGAAGAGGAGCACAACTAAGTCCTAACGCTTTCAGTACTCAATTCCATAACAATGGAGCGACTTTATTCAATAATGATAGAACAGATGTATTAAATACTCAATCAGCAACTGCTCGTAATTATTATGCCAACACCCTAGGTATTCCTGGAATTACAAACTCAATCAATCAAGTTGTATCTCCTAGTGGAACTCTTTCATCTCAAGCTCCTGTTGCAACACAACAACCTGGAACTCTAACTGATGGTTCTATTAACCTTAATGAGGTTACAGGCACTGCTACTCAATCTACGGGATCCGGAGCGGGAGCAATCCTAAGATATCCTGAAATGAATTTAGGACCCCTAGGATATGATTATATACAGATAGAAGCTTATGACTTTGTGGGTTCTATGAGTGTGCAAGGTCAAGCATCTGCCACAGGAAATGCTAGATTTCAGAAACACCACCCGCCAACAATCCAACTTCCTATGCAACCCAATATATCAGAAGCTAATGCTACTGATTGGGCACAAGATACAATGAATGCCATGCAAATGGCAGCAGGACAAGCTGCATTAACTACTATTAATGATGCTGCTAGCGCCGCAGGAGCTGGAACAGGACTTGCCGCCGCTGCAGTAGGTGGGTTTGCTGGAGCTGCAGGAGCAGCAGCAGCAAAAGCTGGATTTGAAGTGGCCAAAGAAGCTTCG